GAGGTGTATGAGATGTATGCTACTGGTTATAAGGAAGAGATGGAGTGGGTTGAATACCTATTCTCTAAGGGCTCACCTTTAATTGGTATGAATGAAGCTATCCTTAAGCAGTATATGGACTACATCTTTGCGGTTAGATTAACTAACATTGGTCTTGACCCTAAGCGTTTAGGACTAGAGGTAGGGGAGAATCCTTTACCGTGGGTAGACAATTATCTTGATAGTACAAATGTTAAGTCAGCACCTCAGGAGATTGAAAGTGTTAACTATGTGGCTGCTATTGATCTCAGCAAGGACGAGGAGTTCAGTATGGAGGATTTATGAACAGTAAGTTTACAAGAATCCTGAGTAAGATATGGATAAAGTGGATTGATGTCTGTGTATGGTGTATTCTTAGGAAGGTATCCCTAAAGATATTACTTAGAAAACCCCCCTTGCAGTAACATCCGAAAACCCGTTGGGCACTTAGCCTCGCGGGTTTTTTTTGGTTTAGAACCACGCCCTTAGAATATTGACCTCGGAGGGGTATGGACAATTTACCAGTAAAGACCTTAGATTTACTAAGGAAATTAGAACAGGATTACCCTGATAGGGTGATCACAAGAGAACTCAGCTCATACGAGCAGGGCAAAGTTAACGGTGTTATTGAATTAATACGCCACTTACAACAATTAGAACAAGGAGATTAATATGGGTAATTTATTTGGCGGCGGAAGCGCCCCTACACCAACCCCACCACCACCACCATCAGCACCTGTAGAGGAAGCTACATTTAAACCAGGTGGTGACGATGATAAAGGACGTAAGAAATTAAAGACTATTGCTACGGGCAAGAAGAGATTACAGATTCCTCTTGCAGCAGGTGGCGCTAAGAAGGCAGTACAAACAGGTAAATAACTATGGAAATGGATAGAATTAGCTTAAAGTCCCGTTGGACTAAATTAGACAGTGAAAGAAGTACTGTATTAGATAGAGCCAAGCAATGTACTGAGCTAACTATCCCTTCACTACTTGTAGATACCACACACTCGGAGGAAGACTCTTTGTCTACCCCATACCAGTCATTAGGTGCAAGAGCCGTTAACAATTTGTCATCAAAGCTGTTGTTATCACTACTCCCACCTAATGCCCCATTCTTCCGCTTTGTCCCTGACAAGTTAGCGATGATGGAGCTTGAGGCTGGAAAGCCTGGCTCTATTGCGGAAGTTCAGGATCGTCTAGGTGACCTCGAGAGGGGCCTAGCCGCACAGATCGAAAGGGAGGCCTTGCGTGTACCAATCTTTGAAGCCTTGAAGCTATTAGTAGCTACAGGTAACGCTCTTATCTTTAGGGATAAGGACGATGGTACTCGCGTTTTTAATCTAAATGCTTATTGTGTTAAACGTAGTCCTGAAGGGAAACTGAAGGAAATCATTACCAAGGAGCAAGTACGACCTGATGATCTACCTGAGGGTATGAATACAGATGCCACGGAAGATAAGGCAATTGATTTATTCACATCTATCAAGTGGAATGGTAAGTCTTATGATGTATTTCAGGAAGCCCTAGAGCAAGAAGTTCCAGGCACCCGTGGTACATACACGACTAAAAATTTACCTTACCTAACCCTAAGATGGACTTCGATTCATAATGAGGACTATGGTAGAGGACTTGTAGAGCAATACCTAGGAGACTTACGTAGCCTAGAGGGTCTTGCTATGAGTATTGTTGAGGCATCAGCCGCAGCAGCTAAGGTACTCTTCTTCGTTGATCCAGTAGGTTCTACACAGATCTCTACGGTAGCTAAGGCGGCCTCAGGTGCGATTGTTAAAGGTCGAGCTCAAGATGTCAGTACGTTACAGATGGATAAGTCACACGACTTGAACATCGCATATCAGACAATGAATGATATACAACGTAGACTAGCCAGTGCATTCTTATTGAATGAGAGTGCTCGTAGAGATGCTGAACGTGTTACTGCTGAAGAAGTTAGATTGATGGCAGGTGAGCTTGAGGATGCCCTAGGTGGTATCTACTCAATCCTTACACAGGAACTACAGTTACCATTAATTAAATTGATGATGCTGTCCAGTAAGATTAAGTTCCCTGAGGGTCTTATCGAGCCTGTCATTGTGACGGGTGTAGAGGCCCTAGGTCGTGGACATGACTACAACAAGTTAGTACAGTTCGCACAGACCTTACAGCAACTACTAGGTCCTGAGATCTTCGCACAGTATACAAATGTGAGTGCGGTGATTGAGCAGATTGGTACTTCCCTAGGTATTGAAACCGAAGGTATTATCAAGTCTCAAGAACAAATCCAGGCGGAACAGCAGCAGGCAATGCAACAGCAACTAATGCAACAAGGCATGGGTGCAGCAGCGGAGTCAGGCGGTAAAGCTTCAGGCGAACAGATGGGTGGTGAGATGGCTCAACAGATGATGCAACAAATGGGAGCACAACAGGGTGGAAATTAAGAAAGACCAAGAGGGGGTGAGATCGCCCCAAAAGAGAATGCTTGAAAAACAGGAAGAGCGCATTGCACTCCTTGTAGCTGAAGCACAGAAGAAAGAAACTAAAATAACTAAAAAGCCTATGGAGGGTAAAGCAAATGGAAAACAATCCAGTAAACGAAAGTAATAGTACAGAAGAAGTTCAGTTAAATGAGCATGATCAAGCAATGGTCGACAAGGTAGATAATCACGTGGAAGGCGTTGAGGACTCCCTTAAGACTGATGAAGATCGTATGCTCGCAGGTAAGTACAAGAATGTTGAAGATCTTGAAAAAGCCTATGAACATCTACAAAGTAAACTTGGGAATACCGAGGAGAATACCGAGAATACCACTGATGCAGAAGAGACTACCTCCAAACCGAGAGAGGAAGCTCAAGAGCTTGCGTCAGAAGCTGGTATTGATTATGTGGCAATGGAAAGTGAATACCAAGAGAATGGTCAACTATCGGATAACACCTATGCAGCCCTAGCGGAAGCAGGTATCCCCGAGACTATGGTAGACGCCTACATCGCAGGTCAAGAGGCTTTGACAAATACCACCATTAGTTCTATGCATGACATAGCGGGTGGTGAGTCAAGCTACAATGATATGATTGGTTGGGCTCAGGACACCTTAAGTGAGTCTGAGATTGATGCATTCAATAGTTCTCTTATTAATGAGAATACCTCACAGTTTGCTATCAGCGGACTCTATGCACGTTATAGTGCTGAGAAGGGCCCTAACTTAGTTAAGGGAACAACTACAAATACACCATCAGGTGGGTTTGCGAGTACGCAAGAGATGATGACTGAGATGGCTAAGCCACAGTACAAGAAAGATCCAGCCTTTAGAGCTGAAGTTCAACGTAGAGTTGCTGTAAGTAACTTTTAAGAAATACTCTCTGCCCACTAGAGTTTAAACAGGGGGCACCCTTTATGGGTAATCCCTAGGTTGTAGAGTTCCCCCCTCCCTCTGTCTTTACGTTAAACCCTAACGGATTCCCACCATACATTAGTACGACATACATTGTTGCCCTGAGGTAGCTACCGAGGTAGTTGCTGATGGATACCCTCAGTCTAAGTGTACTGTAAGGCAGCGTAGTAGCCTAAATACTACACCCCTGGGGACCACGAAGGTCTCTAGGTAAACAATTAAAATAACAGGAAATAATATGTCTTATAATCCATCCCAAGGTATTGGTACTGGTGATCGTTCAACACCAGCCCACTCTAATAGAGCCTTAGCAATTAAAGTATTCTCAGGTGAAGTATTAACTTCATTCGAGACTTCGAACATTTTCTTACCGTTAGTACAAACTCGTACTATCGCTTCTGGTAAGTCTGCATCATTCGCAGTTATTGGCCAGTACGATACAGCTACTTCGACTCATACTCCAGGTACTGATATCACTCCAAACCTTATCAATGCTGGTGAGCGTGTAATTGAGATTGATTCTCTTAAGTACGCTTCAGTATTCGTTGATAACTTTGAAGAAGCAATGCAACACTATGAGACTCGTTCTCAGTACTCTACAGAGATGGGCAGACGCTTATCTAAGACTGTAGATACAGCAATCATCTCACAGTTAGACCTTTGTGTAGCTAATGCAGCTAATACAAATGATACTAATGGTGGCGAAGGTCAACCATACTCTGATGTAACTGCATTCTCTACATCAGCAGCTTACGCTATTGGCGATCGTGTATCTTACAATTCAGTAGTATATGTATTCACAGCAACACACTCAGCTGGTGCTTGGAATGCTGCCCACGCTAATGCTGTTTCAGTACTTTCTGTAGCTACTTCTGGTGCTTCTACGGCAGGTGCTAAGGGTGATTTAATCCTTGCCTCTATGTTTGATGCTCAGACTACTATGGATGAGGAAGATATCCCAGGTGATCGCTACGTAGTAGTATCTCCTAAGAACTACAACCGTCTAGTACAGTCTGGTGCAGTTCATAAGGATATGACTCAAGGTTCAAACGGTGGTATTGATACTGGTAAGATTGTTCAGGTAGCTGGACACAACATCTTAGTATCTAATAACATCAGTTCTTCTGATATCTATATGTTCACACAGAACGCTGTAGGTGTTGTTAAGTTACTTGACATCAAGTCTGAAGTTAATTACATCCCTGAGAAATTAGGTGATCTAATGACTTCTAGCTACGCAATGGGCTTCGGCACATTGAATAACGCTTGTGTTATCAAGATGACTACTACTGACTAAGTAGTAATATTAAGGGGTCTCTTCGGAGGCTCCTTTTTTTTGATTTAGGTTTTTATATGACCTAAAGAGTCTAAATTAAAGGAAAGATTATGACGGAATTGGAAGGTGTAAACATTGCACTACAAACAATGGGCGAGATGAC